GACTTCGTTACTGATAAGACTGGTGTCAAGACAGTTGAGATCATAAACGCAGCATTCTTTGCTAATGAACCATCAATCTTTGGTACAGTCAATCATGACTATGTAGAAAGAGAATTAGAATGGTATAAGTCAATGTCACTTAACGTTAATGACATCCCAGGTGGACCACCAGAAATCTGGAAAATGGTTGCAAACCCTAATGGATATATCAACTCAAACTATGGGTGGTGCATCTATTCGCAACAGAATGGAGATCAATATGAGAACGTACTTAATGAACTCATAAAGAACCCACTATCTCGTAGAGCTACAATGATCTATAATCGTCCTACTATGCATGATGATTATAACAAAGGTGGTATGTCAGACTTTATGTGTACTAATGCAGTGCAGTATCTTATCAGGAACAATAAAGTAAACGCATTGGTCTATATGAGATCAAATGATGCCGTGTTTGGTTATAAGAACGATTATGCATGGCAAAAACATGTATTGGAACAGCTAGTAATAGACTTAAGAAACGAATGGTTAGAAACACTTGAAATTGGTGATATCTATTGGAACGTAGCATCTCTTCATGTTTATGAAAGGCATTTTAAGTTCATCGATGGCGATCAATAAATGGTATAAGCGATACCTCAAGCTTGCAAAAGAAGTAGCTACATGGTCAAAAGACCCTAACACACAAGTTGGTGCAGTGGTAGTTGGATCAAAGGGTCAGATCTTATCTCAAGGCTATAATGGTTTTCCAAGAGGTATAGCTGATTCAAATAAAAGATTAAGTGATAGAGAACTAAAGCTATCATTAATTGTACATGCTGAGATGAATGCAATATATAATGCTACATACTCAGGCGTATCATTAGACGGTTCAACCATATTCATTCATGGTTTACCAGCATGCTCAGAGTGTGCAAAGGGTATCATCCAAGTAGGGATTAAGAAAGTAGTAGTATCAAAACAGTGCATCGAAGCTAGGCCACATTGGAACGATTCATGGAAAAAGTCCATAGCAATGTTTGCTGAAGCTGGTGTTGCAGTATTTGTAATCAATGAGGAGTAATCATGGCGCAACCAGGCAAAGGCGGTAAAGTTCATCCAGGAAAAAGACACAATAATCCTGATACATATAAGAACGGTAAACCTCGTATCAGAGGTTATAACCTAGCAAGACTAACAGCGTTGTTAGAAAAGACTGCAGCAAAGAAAGAGAAACGTAAGATCCAGAATCAAATTGATAGAAAAACAAAATAAGGAAAAATCATGGGATTATTAGATAAGATCAGAAGTAACTCAACGATCAAGGACTCGGAAGTATTATCCAAGTCTAAGTTCTTTACAAAGAAGGACATGATACCTACATCCATTCCAGCAATCAACATTGCATTGAGTGGTAGACTTGACGGTGGTTTAACACCCGGTCTAACGATGTGGGCAGGTCCATCCAAACACTTTAAGACAGCTTTCTCATTGCTGATGGCTAAGTCTTACATGGACAAATACAAAGATTCAGTATTATTATTCTATGATTCAGAGTTTGGTACACCTCAATCGTACTTTGAATCGTTTGGTATCGACCAAACAAGGGTGCTACATACTCCAGTTACAGACGTAGAGCAGCTTAAGTTTGATATCATGAAGCAGATCCAAGGCATCGAGCGTGATGACAAGATCATGATTATCATCGACTCAATCGGTAACCTTGCTTCTAAGAAGGAAGTTGAAGATACGCTTGACGGTAAATCTGTTGCAGATATGTCAAGAGCAAAACAAATCAAGTCATTATTCCGTATGGTTACACCGCACCTTACACTTAAAGATATCCCGATGGTTGTTGTTAACCATACTTACATGACTATGGAGATGTACTCTAAACCAGTAGTTGGTGGTGGTACAGGCTCATACTATTCAGCAGATAACATCTACATCCTTGGTCGTCAACAAGATAAGGATGGTACAGAGTTAACTGGTTGGAACTTTATTATTAATGTGGAGAAATCTAGATATGTCAGAGAAAAAAGTAAGATACCTGTTACTGTTAGTTTTGATGGCGGTATTAGCAAGTGGTCTGGCCTTCTTGATATTGCTCTCGAAACTGGTCATGTGGTTAAGCCATCTGTTGGTTGGTTTGCTCGCTTAAACAAAGATACTGGTGAGATCGGTGATAAGTATCGAATCAAGGATACAGACTCTAAAGAGTTTTGGTTGCCCATCTTGACTGATAAAACTTTCCAAGATGCAGTCAAAGACAAGTATCAAGTCGCTCATGGTGCTATCATTCGAGATGAGGATATAGACATCGATGAATCTCTAGCAGCAATAGAGGACGAAGACCTTGTTGCATAAGATCCAATATGAAGAGTTCCCATACTCAGTAGACAAGTATGGGATCGAGATCACTGAGGGCCAATATCAAGGTATCAAGTTCCTAATGGGTAAAGTTGAGCTTAAGGAAAACCCTGAGCAAGATAACTGTACTTTAAAGTACCACTATGATATAATAGAGAATCCAGTAGAGTTCCAAACACAAGCTGAAATAAACCAGTTTGAACGGTTTGTGGGAGATCTATTGATGCAGATGCTTGATGATGGTGTAAAGAAGAATGATTTAATTTATACAGGCGGTGTCGATGAGGATTGAAACAACCATACTAAGTAACCTTATATTCAATGAAGAGTATAGCCGTAAGGTCATACCATTCTTAAAACGTAGGTACTTTTCTGAACGTAAAGAAGCAATCGTATTCGAAGAGATATCTAAGTTCTTTGAAACGTATAACAAACCAATAACACCAGAGATCCTTGCGATAGAAGTAAACAACCGTAAGGACATCTCTGACAGCGATTTAAAAGATCAACAGCAATTGATCTCTGAACTGAAACAACAAGACACTAATGAGGAGTGGTTATTAAATGAAACAGAAAACTTTTGCCAAAAGAAAGCAGTCTATAATGCAATCCTCGACGCGATCGGTATCATCGATGGCAAAGACAAAAATAGGTCAGAGGATGCTATCCCTAGCCTCCTTTCAGATGCTCTTGGCGTTAGTTTCGATAGTCATGTTGGGCATTCCTATCTTGCTGATTCTGATCAAAGGTATGAGTTTTATCATCATGTAGAAGAAAAGATTAAGTTTGACTTGGATATGCTTAATAAGATCACTAAGGGTGGTCTAAGTAAGAAGACGTTGAACGTAGTGTTAGCAGGTACAGGCGTGGGTAAGTCATTATTCATGTGTCATTGTGCGGCAGCAAACCTACTTGATAATAAGAACGTGTTGTATATTACCATGGAGATGGCAGAGGAACGTATCGCAGAACGTGTCGATGCAAACTTACTTAACCTCTCTATGGATGAGTTGAAGGTGGTCGATAAGCCCATCTTTGATAGTCGTTTAGATAAGGTCAGGAAGAAGTCTCAAGGTAAGTTGATCATCAAGGAATACCCAACTGCCGGTGCCCATGCTGGTCATTTTAGGGCATTACTTGAAGAGTTAAAACTTAAACAAGAGTTTCAACCTGACATTATCTACATTGACTATCTAAATATTTGTAGTTCACAACGACTTCGATATGGGGCTAACGTAAACAGTTATACCTATGTCAAGACGATTGCTGAGGAACTAAGGGGTTTGGCAGTTGAGTATAATGTACCTATCGTGAGTGCCACACAGACTACTCGGTCCGGTTTTACGAACTCCGACCCAGGTCTTGAGGACACATCCGAATCCTTTGGTTTGCCAGCAACTGTTGATCTCATGTTAGCTCTTATATCCACAGAGGATCTTGAGGGCCTTGGTCAGATCATGGTCAAGCAGCTTAAGAATCGATATAATGATCCATCATATTATAAACGTTTTGTGATTGGTGTGGATAGGTCTAAGATGAAGCTATATGATGTAGAGGTCACAGCTCAGAAAGGCATAGCAGACTCTGGTCAAGATGATAGACCAGTCTTTGATAAGTCCGACTTTGGCAAACGGGTGGCCACCGAGGAATTCTCGGGATTCAAGTTCTAACAAAGGGCTACTTCGGTAGCCTTTTTTTATTATAAATAATTAATAATTTACTTTTATCGATGGATCATGGCTGAAGAATTACAAAACCTAAATGGTGGTCTTACTATATTTGATATAGATGATACCTTATTCAAGACTACGGCACAAGTAGGAGTGGTCAAGAATGGGCAGGTAGTAAAGACACTCACCAACCAACAGTTCAACGATTATAAGTTGAAGCCAGGGGAGAAGTTTGACTTCACCCAATTTGCTAGCTCCGAGAAGTTTCTTAAAGAGTCTACACCGATCTCTAAGATGTTTAACAAAGCTAGAGCCATCGCTAAGAACGCAGCTAATACACCTAATAGTAAAGTAGTCATCATCACAGCTAGGAATAACTTTGATGATAAGAACAAAGTACTTGCTACTTTTAGTAAGTATGGGTTTCCAATAAATAAGGTTAGGATCGAGAGAGCCGGTAGGATCGAAGGGCAAATGATCCCAGCTTTTAAGAAAGCTATTATCATTAGGAACTACCTTAAGACAAGACAGTTCTCAAGGGTAAGACTATTTGATGACAGTATGAGTAACCTAAAAGAATTTTTAAAACTAAAGAAAGAGTTCCCATCTATAACTTTTGAGGCATACATGGCCAAGGAAGATGGCTCTGTTACCACGATAAAATAAGGAAGATGTATGTTAAGCTTTAATGACTTTTTAGTAGAATCTGCAACCTCTTCAGTGGCCGCTGATGATAAAGGTAAGATGCATGAATTATTATTAGCTAAGCATCTCCATCCAAAAGGTAAACTCCCTGAACACCATAGAGCTGTGTCAGATAACCCTGAACACTCTGGAACACCTGAACAAGTACACACTAAACTAAAGAAAAAGATTGGTGATGCAGCATACAAAGAGATAGACAAACATGCTAAGCAAACTGCAGGTGAGATAAAGAAACATATCCCAAAAGGTCATACTATCCATGCAGTTCATTGGACTTCCAACAGAGACACAGAGAAAAAAGCTGGAGATCATGAAAAGACCACAGGTCATAAGGATGTTAACTCAAACGCAGACGTGATAGTAACTTCTCATGATAAGAAAGGTAAGAAACATTTCCATCCGATATCAGCAAAGTATGGTTCAAACGCTCAACCTAATTTTAAGAATGCTGGACTAGCATCACTTGAAAAGCATTCAGGTAAACATGGGATCTATACTAAACTCCAAAAAGCCCATGAAAACAATATGCAAATTATTGGCTATCACGGTACTACACAGCAAAGACACGAACACTATAAGATGGATAAAGCTAAGTTAGAAGCAGAAAAGAAAGCACATAAAGGTACGGGTGAATTTAAACCAAAGTCTAAAGATGCTAAGCGCGCCCATGAAGCTGAACAATCATCTATTGCTGTAAGAACGGCTATGGCTAAGGAGCACGCAAAAGGATTATCTAAGAAGTCTGATTCAGAACTTAGGAAGCATATTAGAGATCAAGTATCCCCTCCAACTAAGTTCAAGCACCTTGTAGCTCATAGCCATGTACATGATGATGGATCCGCTACATCACATGTCCATGATTCAGAGCACATAGCTGACGAACACCTTAAACACTTTAAGAACTTACATGTTAAACATGGTGGCATCAGCGCTACGATCCATGGTACATACCATAATCCTGGTCATAAAGATCATGGTAAAGTTAAAGCTGTAGCTACACAGACTTTTAAATCAACATCAGGTCCGCATAAAGGTACTGCAGGAACATTTACATTAAGATAATATGATATCATTTTCACAATACTTAACAGAAGCTATATCTACAGAGGGCAAAGTATCACATATAGCCCATCCTGAGGATAGACCTCTTATCAATGGAGCCAAAGGTTTTGAGCATGCAAAGGGTGCATTGAACCAAGCGTCTGAGCATATCAAGTCTGGTAAGAAGGATAAAAGCCTAACGATGAAGTATGATGGCTCACCAGCGATCGTATTCGGTCATCATCCAAAGACGGGTAAGTTCTTTGTAGCTACCAAGTCTGCATTCAATAAGAACCCTAAGATTAACCATACGCCTGAAGACATTGAAAGAAATCATGGTCATGCTCCAGGTCTTGTGCAAAAACTTAAAGATGCATTAACACATCTACCAAAGGTAACTCCTAAGAAAGGTGTCTATCAAGGCGACATGATGTTTAGTCATCATGATGTGGTTCATAATCCAAACGGATCAACTTCGTTTACTCCAAATACCATTACCTACTCAGCTCATGGACAAGAAGCTAATAAAGTTAAGAAAGCAAAGGTTGGCGTAGTCGTCCATCAGCAGTATCATGGTCGAGATATAGGTGATATGAAGGCAAGCCCTGAGATCGAGCATAAGTTCAGACAGCATCCAGATGTATGGCATAAGACTGCTGAGCATGATACACGTATCATAAACTATGGAGACAAAGCTCAACAAGAGTTTCATAAACATATGGATGCTGCACAAAAGATCCATGACGAACATAAGAAGACTATGTATGCTGCTACTGAGCCACATCAAGGTGCATCTGGTCATCTAGCTACATACATCAACCAAACAGTACGAAACAACGCAAAGCCAACAGTAAGAGGCTTACAGCAACATGTCATGGACAAATCACAGATCGTCCAATCAAGGCTTAAGACTACAAAGGCTGCAGAAGAGAAGCAACGCGGTGCACAGCAAGAAAT